CTAATTTCATAGTTTGTAGTACCTTCTACAGCTTGCCAGTTTAGCTGAATTGTTGCTTTATTCTGCACAGCTATAAACCTTCTAACAGCTTCAGGAAATACTAGTTGAATACTAGCTGAAGTAACTTGTGTAGATTCGTTACCTGAAGTATCGACAGCCCTTATTAAATAAAAGTTTAAGCCTTCTCCAGGATCCTCATCTGTAAAGCTGTTAGCAAACAGCTTATCTACTAATACTATAGCAGTTTCCCAAGCTTCTCCCCTTTTAACAGTATAGCCACCTAAGTCTACATCAGGAACATTATTCCAGCTTAATAGTACGCCACCTTTAACTTCGGTAGCAGTAAAATTCTGCACTATAGCTGGTGGTGCTGTTTTACCAAGAGTAACAAAGTCTACTATTTCAGCCGCAGAGCCTGACCTTCTTCCTATACTGTCTACAGAGTAAACCCTTATGTCGTAAGAGCCTACAACTGAGTCATCTATAGAAACCTCAGAAGACTTGATGCTTTCTGCTAAAAGCTGCCAGTTTCCTTCATTAGCCCTATACTCTACTCTGTACGCTCTTGAGCTAGCTAGTATGTCCCAAGCTATTTGGATTCTAACCTTAACTGTACCTGCTTCAGAAATATATAATACTTCTTCTGCTTCAAGGTTTGTAGGGGGTAAAGGAGAGTCTAATATATAAGAAGAACTTACAGATTCTAATAGTTCATCTTTATCTATTGCATCAAACTTACTTGCATTATGTTCTATTGCAGTAACTTGATATATGTTTGGCTCTTCTTCTGTTACCTCTAGTACTCTGAATAATTGCATTTCTAGATTAGCTTCAGCAATAGCCCACATTGTATTAGCTTTAGGTACCACGCTTAGTGGAGTATTTAAGTCTAACTCTGTAAAAGATCCTGTACTGCTTGGTACAAAAGTAGAAGTTTCTATAGCCCCTAAATTAGATATCTCAGTGCTTCCATTTGGTAACGTCTTTTCAGAACCATAAGGCATAACTACAGAAATAGTATATACTACGCCGCCTGCTAGAGAAGTTGGAGCATCTAAATAAACTTTATCTACTGTACTATTCGCACCTAGCCTTCCTGAGAACCTAATTCCTGCTCTATCTGCATCTGCTACCTGTATTATTTCCCCAGGCTTAATAGCTGTACCGTCTAATCCTGATTTGAATACTACTGTTTCGGTTTCTTCTTTTTCAGAGAATAGAAGCCATTTACCAACTCTACTAGCTTGCCCTCTTGAGGTGCAGCCTACAGCTATAATTTCTGCTTCTTTAATGCCGTATCTAGCTATAGATTCTTTATCTTCTACATACTCTACTTTTTGTTTGAAAAAGTTTAAAGGATCATTCCAAGTTACTAAAGCTATAGTGTGTCTGGCCTTAATAGAAGTACCCGAATAATTGAAGTTTCCTCCAACAATATTAGACTTAGAGAATATAGCTACTGGATCGCTTGGAGCATCTTGAATAGTACTAAGACTACCTCCATCCCAATAAGTCATACCCCTAAATACTGAGGATAGACTTTGTATTAGAGTATAAGCTTCTTCTCTAGTTTGTAGGTATATGTTTAAAGTAAAACGTGATTCTTGTCCACCCATTCCGTCTGGTACTAGCTCGTCACAGTACTTACCTATAGTGTATAAGTCCCATTTATCTATTTGGGATTCAGGTATATGCATACCTAACCCGTACCTTGTGTTAGTTACTAAATCATAGAAACACCAAGCCGGATTACTTGTCCAAGCTACTTTAAAAGAGCCGTCCCACAGTCCTGTATATATTTTAGTATTAGGATCATAGTTTGTAGGGACTCTTACCCTTAAAAGTTTTACATGGTAGGCTCTTGCAGGTATCCTAGAAAATTGTTCAGCATCTACCTTAACATATGCATAAGCACTGTTTGGGTAAGAAAGCTTTTCTGTTATTATAGAAGTGTAAGAATCCCAATATATACCATTAACCAGATTAGACTCGTTGCTGTCTGCGGTTAGCTTAGTTATTCTAATATCCCAAGGAGCACTACCTACTAGTGATATTGAAACATTTCTTTGGTATTTGTTGACTGTTTTTCCAACTATACTAATTATCCCTAGTTTTGTATAGTTGCTAACATTAGTTAGCTTAACTGTTCCAGAGCCTGATAACTTGGTAACTCTAAATTCATAGTTTGCATAGCCTAAACTATTAATATTTAAACTGAGAGAGGAGTAAGGGCCTAAGGTAGAATTAGGGTTTTGGAAAGTTTTTTGGGACAGTACATTCCAAGCACCTCCAGTACTTAGGTTTCTATACTCTATCTTAACTGTAGGAGGAGTGCCGCCGTAGGTATTTACTGCTTGATAGCTATATTGGGCACTAGCTGTACCGAATGGTCCGCTATTCCACACCCAAGCACCAAAAAAGTAATATCCGGTACCAGAAGGGCCTTGCCCAAAAAGACCAGTAGAATTTTCAATTTTTGAGTTCTCGACCCTTATAGTTGTAGTTCCGGTTACAGGTCTATCCCAAATAAGGTTTGCTAAAATACCTACACTGCCTGTAGTGGTTGCGGAAAGAGTCGCACCATTGCTAGATATAGCTGTACTTGTGTATGTCAGTCCTGTATCTGTTAGCTTTAAAGTTATTAAGGCGTCTTTGTAGCCGCCCCCGTTACTTTGCACTTCTACTTTTAGGTCTATTCTAGAGCCTGATATATCCCCAGTAGTTATATTTTGCTTACTTAACCTAGGCACACCTAAAGTTAGACGTGCTATATCTATATCGGGATCGGTTATAGTTTGTACTAAAGGCGTGGCACTAGGTATCTCTACACCTACAGAAGACTCTACCTCTGTACCTCTGTACCCTATCACAGGATCTTGTACTTGTGTACCTTCCCTAAATTCTACAGTTACTCCCGTGAAGTTGTATGTTCCGTCTGGGTTTTGTACTGAAGTTTTATCTAAGTAAACTGACTGAAGCCCATTTACTAAGCCTTCAATTTCACCCTCGCTGATAAGGTCTAAAACCTTAGCATATTGTTTTGAGTGTAAAGTATCAGGAGATTCTACAGCTACTCTAGCTGAGCCTCCTCCTCCACCTTTTCCTCCGCCTCCTGCTCCTGAAATATATGTTTGTGCCATTAAATATCTACCGCTGTAAGACCTGCACCGATTACCGCACTACCCACTAGTAGCTCTCCATACCCGACAGGTACGGGGTGGCCTTGTGCTATTGTATTTACTGCACCTTTAAAATAAAAGGAAGGTGTATTTTCTGCAGCTTCTGCAGGTGCTGGTGTTTTTTGGCTTCCCATAAACAGAGAAGCTACGCCACCTAGTAGCAAGGACATACCTATACTACCAACTATCCCGCCTATTGTACCTCCTATGCCTGCACCTGTTAAGAAACCTAAGCCTGTGCCTGCACCAAAACCACCAGTAGCCCATATTAAGGCAACACCAAGCACTATCTTAAAAACACCACCAGAACCTGCAATAACAGGAATTATTCTAACTACTTGGGTTTTAGAAAAAGGAATAAATAATTCCTGTTCCTCTATATCTGTAGAGCCTATAAGTATAGAATACCTTGACTCTTCTTTTTCTAACTCTTTTTTAACTTCTGGAAAGTTACATATTAGAGCTTTTATTATTTCTGCTACACTATTAATTTGAAGCTTTACTTCTCTAAGCTCACAGATCTCTGCTAGGTTACCATATAGTCTTACTGTAGTAAGTTCAGTGCTCATTTTCTTGTATACCTTGCAATTGTATGTATATTTTTAAGCCAAAAACCGCTTATGGGTTCCACTCTGGATAGTCTTCCAGTTACATGATGAAGTATTTTTTCATCGCCTAAATAAATAGCTGCGTGGTTGGGTACAGGAGACATTAAGTTAATAAGTAATATATCATGTTTTTCTATGTTTTCTACAGAGGAGAAGCCTGCACTAGCCATACTGTCTAAGTATAGGTTCTTTCCTTCATCCCACCAGCCTTCGGTATTTTCTATTTTTGGTAGTTCTATACCTAGCTCTTTTTTATAGTAAGCCATTATTAAGGAGTAGCAGTCATCCATTCCGTAAACAAAAGGCTTACCAGTATATTCTTTTACATTAAACTCTGATGCCTTAAAAGTCCCCATGTATTTTTCTCCCAAAATCCACCGTATACAGCCTTACAGGATTCCCTATTGGCTACATGATGTAATATTATATTGTTTCCTAGGTATATAGCTCCATGGTTTGGCACTGAAGCCCCTACCTGCATAACTATAATGTCGTGTATTTTTGGTTTCTCAGATGTTATTATACCAAAACCAGCACCCTCTGCCAAGTCTAAATACTTGTTTTCCCCTTTGTCCCACCATTTATCTACTCTATAATAATTAAGGAGCTCTATGTTTAGCTCCCTTTTATAGTAGTCTTTAATTATTGTGTAGCAGTCCAAAACTCCATGAAAAAAGGGTCTGCCCTCATAAGGAAGCTCTACCGCTTCTGGAAGTATAAAGGTTTCAGACCTATTAGGTACAGATACTATAAGCCAAGGTACTTTGCTTAAGTTACAAGAAGCCTTGTCTGCTGCAGAAGGCTTACTGCTTCCCAGTACGTGACTATGGACTATTACTTCTATAGTGCCTAAATCTTCTGCTTTAGCATAGTCGCTTGGACCTATAGCAAAGGTATGTTCCGGATTGTCTGATACATTAGTACAAGGTATAAACTGGGTTTCGCCCTGTACCTTTACCAGTATGCCACAAGACTCTTCAGGGCTGGATTTCTCTGCATGTTTGTATATTTCTTCTAATATATTATCTTTAGGCATCTAAAAGTCCTGCTCCTGGGAACCCTCCAAAAGGTAGTACGCCATTCTCTCCAAACCTAAGACTACATCCTTTTAAGGACTTACTGCAAGAGTCTAAAGCTGGATCCGACGTAAGATTATCTGAGCTGTCTGCTACTGCTCCTCCAGCATAACTACATTCGGAGCTTCTATATGACCAAGGACACATATTCTGTATTATCTGTCTGCGAGGCAGCTTAACACCTTGTACATCCCAGCTAGAGGATAGTTCAAACTCTATAAAGGAAGAGTTTTCAGATACCTTTCTATCTATGTAATAAATATCAGGGTCAAATTCCACATTAGGGTCTGCTATAGGGTTACCTGCTGTAAAATTAACAGCATCTAAGTATTTTAGGAAAGTTCTGCGCCTAGTTATTTTTGCGCCAACCAAGTCATCTAAACTTCTAACTAGAGAACCTATAGTACCTAGTATGTTTGATACTATTAACCTAGGTCTTGGGATTTCTCCATTACTAGAAATATCAAAACCTGAAGCGTCAATAGGGAAAGCTAAGAATGTTACTCCTCCCCATACCACATCAGCTTGTAGCTCGTTAGTACCAGCATGGAAATAATATACAGTATCTCCTAGCCCTGTCAGGTCTAATTCATATAAAGATACTATAGCACCTGCACTAAGCTGCTGAATGTCTGCTGCTATGGTCATTTAATTATGCCTCGTAAACTCTTTGAAAGTTAACTGAAATTGTTCTTGTTATTGGAGATGTGTATGTTTCTTTCCAGGAAGGAGCTATTACCGATAAAGCAGTACTCTCCCCTGGTGGAGTCCATAGAAAAGCTTCCACACCTTTTTTTGTTATAAAAAAATCTTTAATTGCCAAAGCATCTTCTAATGTTCTATTATTGAAAGATAAATCCCAATTTTTAACGTTAGTATTTATACCGTCTGCTGTTCTTTGTGAGTACCCGTCACCAAACTGAGCAGTTAACACCCTAGGGGCGTTATCTGCTGTAAAGTTTGTTGAGGGTATGTATGTAAACGTTAACATTAGGCTAGTAGCCCTCCTGGGCGTTTCTGGTTCATTATTTCAGACTTAACTGCATTAGAAATCATTTTACCTAATTGTTTGTAGTCTTTATCGTCGCCCTGCGTTTCTGTGCTGGCTGTTCCGCTTTCCACATCTACATTGATTACAATACTTACATCCCCTTTACCGCCTGACATTGAAACTGGAACACTTCTACCATCTGGTAGAGGTATTACGGCTTCATTCATGCTACCTTCCCCAGCGATGCTAGGTTTGGTAGCTATACCACCTTTAGCAAGCTGTGGAAAAGGTAGTTCTGTGGCCCTTGCTACGTCAGAGAGTGCAAAACTCGTTGCGCCAGATGCGCTTGTAATTCCTGCAGTTCCTGTGGACATTCCAGCAATCCCAGTAATTGCAGCACTTACTAAAGTACCTAAAATACCTCCTTTACCTCCGCCCCCACCATCGAACATATTAAATATAGAAGTAAAGACTCTTCCTAGGCTTTCCCATAGTCCACCAAATATACTTTTAATCTTATCCCACGTAGTAAGAAAAGTATCTTTAAGCTTAGTTCCCATGCTAGTGAAAAGATTTTCTGTCTTCTTAACGTTTTCCAAAGGGGCATCTGCTGCAGGTACTTTAGGGCCTAGCCCTGCTATTTCTCTCAGAAGCTCAGTGTGTACCTTTGCTTCTAGTAAAGCCTTTTCTTCGGTAGTAGAAGTATCAATACCTAGAATATCACCAAATAGCTTACGTGTACCTTCTTTTAAATCTTCCTTTAAGAAGCCTTGCAATGTTTCGTGCAATGTTTCTGCGCCCGCAACAAAAGCATCTTTAATAGATTGAATAATAGGAGTATCTCCTGAGAAGCCATCTACTAATTTATCTGTAAAGGCATCACTAGTTTCAGTAAGTGCTGAAACCATTCTATCTGTGTCGTTAGTCATACCACGAGAAAACCTAGTTATCTCTCTACCTATAGCTTCTTTAAATAAACTTATAGCTTCTGCATTTTGTTCCAAAGAACCAAATACAGAGAAAGAAGAAGCATCTTTGCGCGCTTCAAATACTTTTTCTTCAGCTTGATATAGTGCTTCAGCTTGATCAAGTATAGCTAATCTAGCAGCTAAGTTGGCATCTAGGAGCTCATTTTGGGCTTTTATTTCTAAGGTGGTTTGTACTACGGGTGTAATACCTTTGTTTTGCTCTTTCGCAGTTTCTTTAGCTAATCTAAGTTGCTTTGTTGCAGCAGTTACTCGGTTCTTAGCTAATAATACTTCAGTACTTTGTTGGATACTTACGGCTGCAAATAAGTCTCTAGTATCACTTAAGGCTTTAGCTCTATTTAAGGTGTTTCTATCGTTTGTTTTATTTATAGCTTCTGCTATACTTAAATCAGCCTTTGTTGCGCTTGATATACCTGTGACTATAGCTAGTTGTCTTTCTAGAATTACTTCGGATTTTTCTCTTTCTTCAGCGACACCTTTTAAAGTTTTCTTCTGTAGACCTAGGTTTTTAAGTAGTAAAGTTTCTGACTTAATTTTAGAAATTAGCCCGGCCTTTTCAGCACTGCCTGCTAGTGCAATATCTCTAAGCTTCACAAGCTCTGCTCTATCACTTCTAGCTATAGATTCTTTTATACTAAGTATCTCTACCTCATTGTCTCTGCGGGCACTTATTAAGGAAGTATTAGCAGAATAAATATCACTCTGAGTTTTTTGTATTTCTAACTCGCTAGTAAGAGCTTCTATTCTTGTTTTATCGGCTAGATCTGAATTAACTTTTTTAGTTAGCCTAACTTGCTCTGCTCTTACTTTACTTAAGGCTACTTCTACATTTAAACCGTCGTCAAGAATACCAAAGTATCTTTGTGCATTAGTACTAAGAGATTCTATAAAAGATTTGGCTGCGGCAGCTCTGTCT